TTTGTTCATCTTCCAATAAATATTCTTCTGCTAATGTATCAAAGACACTTGCTTCATAAGCGGAAAGGTATATGAATGGTCTTTCCACACCATCTTGAATAAATGCAGGATGCACCTTAAAGCCAACCTTTGGTGTATCAGAAACATAATATCTTGCTTTTCTTAAATGAAAGCCTTTCCCATTGGTAACCCTATCAAGTTTCAACGGAACAACTTTGTAATAGAACATTGGTTGTTCAACCATGACTTGTACATGTGTTCCAACTGGATAAGTGACACTATTTTTTGTTATTGCCTGTGTTAATTTCCCCGTTTCCACATAACCAGGCTCACCATAATAAGCTAAAACAACACCATCATCTGTTAAAATACATCTTTTTCTTCCACCAAAGGCTTTGATTGAATCAAAGTCTGCCCCAGGTGTTTTGCCAACTGCACCTGCAAGCCTTACAAAAGTTCTGTTTTCATAGTCAACTTCAACACCCACAATGTCATCATCTGTGTAACCAACATAACCTGCCAGGTCAGCAATTTTTGCATTGATTTCAATGACATCTGCTTGTGTTGCAACCGCAGCAGGGTTGACTATAACAGTAACATTTTCTGCATTCCCAACAGTAATCACAAAGTCAAATAAGATTCCACTTGATGTGATACCATTGTAAGGGGGCATATATCCTGCCTGAATTGCCCTTGCCACTGCATAAAGGATTTCACCTTCATCAGGGTCAATTGCATACAGACCAATGGTGTTGACTGTATATCCAGTCACCAAGTCTTTGTTGTTCAAAGCACCTTTTATATTTACAGAAGTATTATTGATTCTGCTGATGCTTGAAATTTCCGTTGACTGCTTAAGATTAGTCAGGGAAGTCAATCCTGATTCAAGCTGTCCTTGTGTGTAGACAGTTGTTGATGTTCTGATTGCAGAAAAGTTGCATGTTCCGCTTCCTGCAATCAACTTTGACATCAATGCATGTCCTTTTGGTTGAATTACAAATGAACTGAATTCTGCCATGATATTTTTCCACCTTTCATTTTATATACTTGTTGCAATACTTATTATTTCAGTGCCTGTGATTGCATTGGCAAATCTCAAATCACTGACTTCATCAAATGTTTCTTTAATGTCATTGGTGATGAACTCAATGTTTGTGTAAGTGATACCACTTCCCAACATTATGTTAGCACCTGTTTTTGCATCCAGGATGTTAATTGATTCAACAACCAAGTTGCAGGGGAGAACTGTTCTGAACAAATAAGCCAGGTCATCCTGCTGACCATGCTTTTCAAGATGTGTAACAACTTGAATTTTGTACTGGTCATTGAAGAAAGTTATTTGAATATTGTCATTACCCTGTAATGCAGTAAGTTTTGAAATAAAAGCTTTCAAAGTGTAAGGAACAGCATCATTCCACCTTGTCAAAACCCTTGACCGCCTGGAATCCAATGTGTCAGTTGGTAATGGGTATATTCCCAACATTTTTTCAAACCTTGCAATGCCTTTTTCACTGCAATACATGATAAATGTATTATCCAACACCACCTGACCTTCATCACTGACCGCTTGAAATTCAGGATTTTCAGCGGTCATTATTGCTTGAATTTCCCTGTACCCTTGAAGGAAGGGTGGAAGATAATCAATGAGAACTATTTCCCTGCTCATGGTGTTACACTTCCCAATACAGGTATTTGATAGGTGGTCAGGGTCAGATTATTTGCATCACCATTGATGGTTGTTCCTGAAATATCAATGATGCCTTCAATTGCAAGCAACCTGGTTTCAATCTGTGCAATTCTCACAATTAAGCCTCCCTGATTTGCCCAGTCACTTCTTAATTCAAGCATATAATCTTCAAGTGCTGCAATTGCTTGTGTTTGTAGTGCTTCCCATGAATACCCAGTGTCAAAGGTTATATTTGCAGCAATATCAACTGTTACTTCTTCAACAGTGTCAACTGTCACAATGTGTCCGATAGGTGCAATTCCCCAACCTTCACCTTGTGGGGAAGGGTCAATTGCATTTTGAACAGCATCAATCA